TACTGATGCAAATCCTTTCAAGTTATCGCGTGTCGTGAGCGTGTTATTTAAGATCAATCAACATACATGTATAACAAGGTTTGTCATCAAACTGCCATGCTCCACAGCTGTTACATCGAGATACCAGAGCATCTTTGTCAATTCTCTCAGCTAAATTCTTAGCCCCTACGCATCCACAATCCTTGCATTGATAAACACGAAATCCATCCGGTGCATCGTAACCAGTAAGCCATATAAATTCAGTCTTGCGATCACAGCCATTACATTTGAACTTATCCATTACTCATCCTTTGTCGATGGTGCATAACCACAATTACAAGCCACACCACCTATTTGTAATTTATTACATTTGGGACATGTCCAAAACTTATCCATTTTTACCTGCCCATCCATCTCCCTTAAATATGGCTGGCGTTGCACTTAATTGTTTAACCATCGGTGTATCACATTTTGAACACGACACCAAATCAACTTGATGAAAGCCGTGGTGGATGGTATAAATACCACCACAGCCTTCACATTTATAGTCGTAAAACGGCATTTATGGAATTCTGTTAATGCAACCACAGCTGTAACATTTAAGCAGATCGCCGTCATGAAGTAATCTGTCATCGTTACACGCATCGCATTTTTCAGCTAGTCCTGTTGGTACGACTGAAACGCCATCATCATCAAAGGTGGCTTTCAGTCCACTACCATCAATAATTTCTAAATAACCCATTTATTCACCTCCTTTACCTGGCTCATTATCATCTGGCCAATACCATGTTCCTGCAGCTGTGAGTTTTGCCCATTTAGGCGCACATTGTTCACCTCTTGGTGCTGTGCATACATAACCTGCAAATGGTTTGTTATTTGATTTAGATAGGCCTTCTTTTTTTACCATAAGACCATGAGAGCAATTAAAGCTAACATCGACCACTTCACCAATTTGAGCAACAGTCTCACCAACAGACCACTCAACTGGAGGAGCGCTTTCAGAATTAGCAATAGATTTCTGCTCCACAATATGTAACGCCATTTCCATTGCAGCTGATTTAGATCCGGGTGCAGAGTATTTAGGTTTGTATTCTGCACGATTTACCTTGTCCATTTCTGTTCTTGATGGTCGTTTGTTTTTAGCTGCAAAACCTGCATTTGCAAGTGCTCTACCGATCGCTGAAGTCTCGCAATTCTCCAACGCAGAAGTAGCATTAACACCGCGATCCGTAATTGTTTCAGATGCAACACCAGAGGCACACGGTTTTGAATCTGCCTCGGTTTTGAATAATTTACAAACAACAATGAATCTAGTGTCTGTGTGTTCCAAGATCTCGGTTTCGATCCTTCCATCGGGATATACTCCATGCCATTTCTCCAATCGTGCTTCTACTGGTTCATAATCATCTAAGTTAAATGCCATTACTCACCTTCTCGCCATTGAAACTCATTGTCTTTTTCTGCTTCAATACACATTTTGTAAATTGCCATGTATGCACAGATGTCCACGATACTGTCTTCGTGTCCAGGAGTCTCGGCCAACCTTGAGATCTTTTGTAAAACATTGATAATTGGAATGTCGTGAGGCATGATCGGAAAGTCAATGTATGCACTAACAGATTTTGCGATTCGTTCCATGTTATAGATTGCGTGGCCATACACGACACCGCGTTCGTGGACAAGGTTGGTTGCATTATTAAACAACTGCTCAGTTGTTGTTGGCATCTGTTTTATTCTCGATCATCCGGCGGTGCATATTCCAGCCATCTTTGCGGCCGCGCCAGTAATGTGTTTGTTTTGCATTTTGTAATACGCCATAAGTCCAGATGATTGCAACCATTGTTGCTACCCACCATAGACCAGCTTCTTTTAGTGTCATTGTTAGCCCTTATCTATCCACACGCCCTGTGCAGATACATAAAGTATGACCTAAAGCAACGACCTTTGGAGAATTACTTTTGGCGTGTCTTATAACGATTAGATAACGCTAAGAGCCTCAAACGCATCGATATGATCATCAATCGTGCGTTCGATATAATCGCTTTCACACTCCATAGGACTTGCCTAGAGCTGTGAATGAGCCATCTTTGTTAATAGGAATCATGGTTGGAGTCATATTTTTGCCATTCCACTCCATAATAACTATGCCCATTTGCCAGTTTGCAAGGCCTTTGGTATAAGAAGCCTTTGCCCTGTTCATAAGGTTGCCTGTTTCTATGCCGTATAAAGGCCTGTAAGCCCCATATAAGCCCTCTGAGTATGCTGACATACCTAGTCTATGAGTATGGCCACATACAACACTCTTACCAGCCCTCTTGGCTAGATTAAGGGCAGTCTGTCCAGCGTTAGAACTTATGTTGGCTTCATCTCCATGAGCAAGTATCCAACCCTTTTCAAACTCAAAAAATTGTTTATGAAATGTAATGCCCATTGATTCAAAATCCATGAACTTTGAGTATTGGAGTTCAGGTAGGCTGATTAAGCCTGGTACTTTTAGTAAAGTGTTATAAAGGCGATCAGTATGATTAGACCGGATAATATGAGCTTCTCGGCTGTGCTCTGTGAGAGCCCAAAGAATTTCCTGAGTAGCTGTGCGGTCATCATCCAAAGTTTGTTGATAAGCCAAAGGTGTTTTTTCAGCCCAACGGCTAATGGTTTGAAAGTCAATCTCATCACCAACACATAATACGCTATCAAATCTCTCACGCTTAGCAAACTTGATAACATTCTTGACGGCTGCTTCATGGTGGTATGGGATTTGTAGGTCACTTATTACTAAGTATCGCTTAATCGTTATCCTCATCGTCAGTTGGATCTATGGAAGGAATAATCCCGCCATCGCCTACGATCCAATCAGGAAAAGTCTTATGCTCGGTCATTAACCAAAAGGCGTGTTCTGGTGTAAACCCTGCTTTCCGAGCTGCTTTATAACATTCGTGCAAAGCCGTATAGTGTTGATCTATCTTTGATAATGGCTCAGGAGAATGGCGAACAATACGCCTATTGATCTTCTTGCGTTTAGGAGTCTTGCGTGTGTTCGCCATATTAAAATTATGACTTACTGATTAAAATAAACAGATCATCGACACGCTTCTCTAAGCGATTGATTTGATCTTTTATTGATGCCCCACCATTAGGTTTTAATTCAGCAAGATAAGATTTAATAACCCAGCGTAGAGCCAGTAATAAAGTGGTAAGTAGGGTGCTTATACCAACGCATACGCCTACCCATTCGTTTACAGACATTACGCAGCATTTATACCTAGATCAGTATCTTTAGGATCTAAGGCTTTAATAAGGGGTGCTACTAACGCACCTAAAAGGACAGAGTATTCAGGTTTGATATTGCCAGCGATAGCGAGCGCAACTGTTAATCCAGATGCAGCTACAGCTCTTAAATATGATTTAAGGGCAGCTTGTGATTTCTTTGATAGTTTCATATTTTTCCCCCTACTAGTGGAATTTGGAAATAGGTACTGTCTTGATCGCCCAATTTTGTAAAACTAATATGGATATGGTGTTCATGCATATTGATACCCTTGTAATCACGCCATGCCCATCCAGCTTTAGGACTTGCTATTTTGCCTTTATGTATTATATAAGAAATGCGTTTATCGGTTTCTGCATGATCCCTGAGCTGGTCAGCAAGATACAACGAGAGCCCTTTTTGGACACCCAAGTCAGAATCAATATCAATGGCTCGTACACATCCATCGATGTCTGGATTGTGATCTGAGACTCTTGCGGCATGGCGAGAATCACCCAGCCATCCATCACTTTTACGATCCCGATCCGGGAACCAATCATCGATCTGCTCCCTTAGCTGTACGCCAGCCTTGCATAACCAAGGTGTCAATTTATTGTTGCCATTACCATCATGGTTGCAGTACCGGATGAGACAATGCCATAAAGAGCTTCATTATCTGATAATTGCATAGTTAACTTATCGCCATTATCCATGCGGTATCCAGTACCTGTAGTTACATCTGAATTACCTAAATAAATAGTTCCAGATGATGAATGTAGATAAACAACTTGATCTGCCCTATTGGCTGTTACCAATAATGTAGCCGTAGTTGTTACTGTTTTTTGTGATGTATTAGGCAAGTTTTATCTCCTTTATATCGTGATCTTTATTTGTGCAATCCCATTTAGCAGATTTAGCATTTAACACCGCTTCTGTATGGCATTTAGGCGGCATAAAAATATCTTCTAAAGGTAGGTATGTATAACCAATACCAGCGTAATTTCCTCTTATTTTGGCATGATATGAAGTGCGTTTACAAGTTTGAGCTCTAAAGTTTCCATACCAGATTTCAGGATTTAATCCTTCAATGGTTTCAGTTTCATCAATACCTGCAATAACCTCTATAACAATATTGTTTTCATCTAAAAATGCGTAATGTGCCATTATACCCAACTCACATTTCCGGTACCGGCCGTAATTGTTGTAATTTTATTTGCGCCAACAGTTGTAGTTGATCCAGTTAAACCTGCACCAATTGTTATAGTTCGCGTTGAAGCATATTTTAATATTACAATTCCAGAACCACCACTGCCTCCATTTAATCCACCACCACTGATTCCACCACCGCCGCCACCGGTACCTAAATTAGCTGTACCATCAGATCCAGCAACTCCAGCTCCACCAGCACCGCCGCCATTTGTTGCAGATCCACCTGTAGTTAATGCTCCACCACCGCCGCCAGAACAATAAACAATAGAAGAACCACTAATTGATGAAGTAATTCCTGTTCCTCCATAACCACCAATATAACTTGATGGTCCAGAAGATGCTCCACCTTGCGTAGTTGCTCCACCGCCACCACCACCGCCGCCGGATCTACCAGCACCACCATTATTTCCTTGTGATCCTGTGCCACCAGTCGAATCAGGTACTGCAGCTGAACCACCACCGCCAGAACCACCATTGCGTCCATTACTACTTACAGATTCTCCAGCACCACCACCACCGCCAGTTGCTGTAAAAGAACTAAATATAGAATTTGAACCATCTGTACCGGGAATACCAGAAGAACCAGAACCGCCAGCTCCACCAGCTCCTACTGTAATGGAATAGTTAGTTGATAAATTGCAAGACAAATTTGTTGAAGTTAAATAACCACCAGCACCACCACCACCGCCCCAGCGGCTGCCCCCACCAGCACCACCAGCAACTACTAAATAATCAATTGCTAATGTCGATGTGCCAGTACCAGTTAATCCAGCTATTATGTTGCCAATCATTATGCAACGCCACCGCAAATTACCCATGTGTCTGTACCAGTTTTAAGACATGCTGCGGATTTATATTGTGCAAGAGTTGGAGATGCTGGAGTACCACCAGCACTTAGTACTGTTGTAGTACCACTTGTTGTAGCAGATATTGTGCAAGTACCAGCACCAATGTTTAATACTGTTATGCAAGTTCCTACAGGAAATGCAACAGAAGCATTTGTAGGAATCTTAAAAGCATTGGCTGATGCGTTAGACATAGTTACCAATACTTGATATTGATCTGTTGATACAGCTGTATAAGTTGTACCTGTTTGAGCATTTGTAGTAAATGCCACAAGGCCGTTAAACATGCCTGATGTAAGTACATCACCGGTTGCTGCTGGAAATCCTGTTGCCATTTGTTACTCCTTAGTAGCTTAGTGTATTGGTACCTAGTATCCCATACAAGCTAGATCCGATTATGAATCCATCTATTATAGGCTCTAGGGTGGTAAAAGTCGTTTTCCATGAGTTCACAGATATTGAGTGTTGAACGCCAAATACCTGCAAAGTCTTTGTAAGTGTTGAGGTGCCAGTAGTGGCTGGTTGGGTAGTTGTAATAGTTACTGGATCAAAGAAATCAAGGTCTAAAGCTGCAATAGTTCCAGCCGTATAACTAGGAGCATAAAGATCAAGGGTAATGGCATCACATCGAACTGTAGTTTCAGCACGGCTTGCAACATAGGCTCTAGCATAATTAAGGGCATCTGTGGTGGTCTGCATAAGAAGATCGGTTTGCGTATAACCATGGGTAAAATATTTGGCCACGCTTGCATCATTTACTGCGGATTGAACCGCAAGACCAGTTGCAGTTATAAATGCTTTATTAAAAATTTGAGCATCATTAAGAAGCCACATAGCATTAAAGTATGAGATGCCTGTGCCATTATCGTTAAAAACTACAGCTGTGGCATTAACAGATGAGGTAGCGGTTAGGCGATCTTTGAATACAGCATTACCAACAGCATCCATATAAAATGCGCCATACTCGCTAAGTTGAACTGTTTGACATGCTCCTAAAACTGTGCGACCAGTTCCCGGATCTGCTTGTAATGTGGTTTGTCCTGCATCTATTGATCTTTGAGAATTAGGCCAAGATACTTGATCCAATAATTTATTGATTCTAGTGCCTGATAATTGACCAGCATCTGAATCGGTAACTGTAGTTATTTGAGCATTTGAAAGAAGTCTTAATCCATCTACAGCTGTAATAGTTGTATAAACTACTTCTCCTACATTTTTAGGTGTAGTGGTGCTATACCCTGTAATAAATCCAGCAAAGATTGGATATGTTACTCCCAAGTATGTTGCTGTTATTGACACCTTACGCATTGGATTAAGAAGTCCATAATAAGGCCCAGTTGTATTTTGTGGGTTAAAATCACCATTCATATCAACAATACGCATGGATAATGTTCCTGTATTAAATTGATCTGCCAAAGCATTACGGCCTCTAGAAGTTTGTATTTGATCTACTTGATCTGATACATCAACAATTACAGCCGAACCATCTGCTAAAACATTTGTTCCAAATATGCCTGAACCAATAATAAAAGCTTGAGCAAAAGATGGGCCTGTAGAAAAGTTAATTGTGGCATTGACCGTTGGAATAGCCATTATAACCCACCAGAAGGTGCTTGAACCAATCCATTCTTTTGATTGATAAGGAATGAGTTGTAAATTAATTGGCCAAATTCTCCGGCATTAGGGGCTAATTCTAAAGTAATTTCTACTGGGGTTGAGTTAATTGCACCAGAATTACCGCCTGCTTGACCAAATGGAGTTCCTACAAATGATGTTGCATTGGTACTAACATTACTTGCTGCTGCTATTGCAGCACTATTGGTTGCGCCATAAGCATTAACTGGATTGTATAGTGCAAGTCTTGCAAATGCTGCGGATGCGCCATCTACCAATAAATTGCCAGCTTTAGCAGCATCATCAGCTAATTTTTTCATGGCTTCTGCTGCGTTTAATTCAGCAAGATATTTACTAGCCAAAGCCTGATTATTATCTAATATTGCCAATTGAGATTTTAAGCGAAGTTTAGTTTCTTCATCTGTGGCAGAATTAAGAGCAGCAGTTAAATTTATGCGTTCTAAATCAAACTGATCTTTAAGTTTATCTACTGCAGTTTTAGTAGCATTAGATTTTGTAAGAATAGCCAATTCAGATTTACGCGCTGCGGTAGTTTTGATGCTTAATTGATAATCTTTGACTCTAGTGCCAGCAGATTGTTGTGTACCTTTTAATTCAGATTTTAATTGATATTTGCCATCAACTTTAACAACATTACCTGGTATTACTGTGCTAATAAGTCTTGCTATGCTATTAAAAGCACCGGCAATAACATCTGCGCTTTTAACCATATTGGCAGTAAAGGTATTGATTGAGGTATCACCTGATAAGGTTTTAAGAGCATCTAATAAACCTTTACCAATAGCTTCTTTAGATTGATCTACGGCAACTGTAAGTTTATTTATTTCTCCAACATATCCAGTTGCAGCAGCTGCGGCTTGTCCTGAAAATGTGGCGTTTAATTGTTTTTGAACATCAACAAATTTAGCACCTTTTAATTGAGCCTTGCTTAATCCAATGCCTAATCTAGATAATGCGGTAGTGTCATTTAGATATGCCTTAGATAATGTTGTTGATACCTCGGTTAAATCTTTGCCTGTGGCTGCTGATATATCCATAGCAGTCTGAAATATGCTTTGTGCTTCACTAACATTTTTAGTAGCAACAAGTAATCTTTGGAATCCCGGAATAAGGTTTTCATCTACTATGCCATATTGCAATTCTAACTTTTTAATATAATCTGAAATAGCAGGTTGTTGGTAAGATAAA